AACGAAAATGTTGGCTCTATTACGGCCCCCGCCAGTGTAACCGTATACTGCACTGGGTCTAATTCTTACCATGTCACCGACTCAGCATAATCCATATACGCTTGAAACAGTTTACACAAAGCCAGCCGAAAATGGTTACGGCAAGCCTTTGGCGTATCAACGATTTGAAATTCTGAAACTGTTTGATTTTAATTCGGTCTTGGATGTTGGCAGTGGTGCTTGTTTTCTTCTTGACTGGTTAAAAGAGAATAATATTGAAACCGATTATTTATGGCTTGTGCCGAGTTATGAAGCCGTGGATATAAGACCTCAAGCACTTGCGCTGTGTAACTGCCAAACATACACACAAATACCAAAAAACAAAGTATACGATTTGGTGTGTTTATTCGGAACCGTAACTTACAATTTAGATTACGATAACGAAAAGAATAAACAAACTCTTGTCTCGCTTTTACAAGAGTCTATACAAGCAAGTAAAAAGTATTTGCTATTTACAGTTATGAAAAAAGAGATAAATCATCCCGTGGTGATTGAGGCAAATCGTTTTCTATACTACACCAAGCAAGATGTAGTAAACCTATTGACAGATTTGAAAGTAACAAAATACGAAATCATAGAAAACGACAACTACGATAGAGAAGAGTATTTTGTTGTAATCCACCGATGAGCCGAGAGCCAGTGCAAGATGTGTCGTGGGGGTATTTGCGCTGCTTTGTCTATTTGTTATGTGAAGCGGGATTAATTGTTGGTTTATTGTTTTTAGCAGAAAGCTTGGGTCTTTAATAAAATTCACATTTGAGTGCTTGACTTTCAAAATAATTTAGTGTAAACTTGTGCTATGGAATCAATAGGAATTTTTAAGTTACATCCTACGGCAACGACCCCGGCGTTTGCTACAGCAAATTCAGCCTGTGTTGATGTGTTTGCTTTCATTAAAGGCAAAGAAATCTCAGTCTACGATAGGCACAACAATAAGAGTATCTTTAAGACTGATGAGAACACAGTATCCGTTCGCATTGGACCCAGGGAAAGAATCCTAGTACCCACAGGAATCATTCTGGATATTCCAAAGCACTTCTCAGTGCGTATGCACCCCCGTTCTGGTCTTGCGATTAAGAAAGGTCTATCCCTAGTCAACTGCGAAGGGGTAATCGATTCCGACTATGTGGAAGAACTAATGATTCCGTTGATCAATACAAGCAATATTTCGTATGATATCGGTCATCAAGAGCGAGTTGTTCAAATAGAACTTGTTCGTGCTGAGTATTTTGTTTTTAATGATATTTTAGAAAGACCAATTAAAAAGACAGATAGAAGCGGTGGCTTCGGGAGCACAGGCGAATGAACAGAGAAGAACTTTTTAAGCATCACGAAGAGCTTACGAAAACTGCTCTTAGTATAATGAAGAAAAAAAATCATGATTATGCTGGTAATAGTGGCGAACAACCATTTGCAAATTTTGAACGCTGTGAAGCAATGGGTATTTGTAGCACAGAACAGGGATTTTTGGTGCGAATCACAGATAAGGTATCTCGTCTGAGCACCTTTGCGAGTGCAGGAAAGCTAGTAGTCGATAACGAAGGTTATCAGGACGCGATACTAGACATCATGAACTATTGCGTTCTATTTTCGGCTTATGTAAAGTCTAAAGATAAAGCTTGATTTACAAAGAGGTGTGGCTATAATCCAAGCATGTCATTTTATACATGTGTCGAGAGCCACGGATCTAAGATCCTCTACAGAGGGGTGGAGAACGGAGTTCGGGTTCAAAGGGCAATCCCCTTTGACCCAACTTTGTTTATTCCAACCAAGAACAAGACTGAGTGGAGAACTCTCAATGGTGTTCGTCTAGAACCAGTGAAGCCGGGTAACATGTATGAATGCCGTGAGTTCATCGACAAGTACAAGAATGTCGTTGGGTTCGAAATCTATGGGCAGACCGACTTTGTTTATCAGTTTATCTCATCGGAATTTCCTCAAGATCTTTCATACGATATTCGTAAAATAGTAATTGCTTATATTGACATTGAAACTACCTGTGAGGATGGGTTTCCTCAGATCAGCAATCCTTCTGAGCAAGTGATTGCAATTACTGTTCGAATCAATGATCGATCATATGTGTTTGGTCTGGGCGAGTTCAACATAGATGCCCCGAATGTTCGTTGCCAGAAGTATGACAACGAAAAGCAGCTGCTAGAAGAATTTTTATTGTTCTGGGAATCTCATGCTCCAGATATCATCACGGGATGGAATGTTCGATTCTTCGATATTCCATATCTCTATAATCGCATCGTAAGAGTTCTTGGTTCTGATGTGGTACTGAAGCTTTCTCCATTTGAACGAATTTACGAGAAGACAATTCAAACCAGCCGGGGCTATCAGAAATGCTATGAGTTAGTTGGTATATGCACTTTAGATTATTATGAACTATATCAAAAGTTTACTTACAGCAAGCAAGAGTCGTATCGACTTGATTACATCGCTTCAGTAGAACTAGGTGAGCGTAAATTGTCCTATGACGAGCACGACAATCTCAAGGAGTTCTATAAGAACGACTTCAACAAGTTTGTTCAGTATAACTTCCATGATGTCGAGCTAGTATATAAACTTGAACGCAAGATGAAGTTGATTGAACTAGTTCTTGCTGTTGCATATTCCGCCAAGGTGAACTACGACGATGTATTCAGTCAGGTTCGTACTTGGGACACGATTATCTACAACGAACTACTGAAAGACAAGATCGTGATTCCCCCAAAGAAGTCTGCACTCAAGGAGCAGCAGTACGAAGGTGCATATGTCAAGGAACCTATTCTAGGTATGAATGACTGGATTGTTTCCTTCGACTTGAACAGCCTTTACCCTCACCTCATCATGCAGTACAATTTGTCTCCAGAGACAAAGACAGACCGCTCTTTTCTGTTCGTTCGCAACGGTCTAAAGCCTATGGATGTTTTGGAAAAGAATGCTAATGCTATTAAATACTTAGAGCAAGCAAAGAAATATGATATCTCTGTTGCCGCAAACGGGGTTGGTTTCGCTAGAAACAGCCAAGGCTTTCTTCCTCGACTCATGGAGAGGATGTACATGGAACGAAGCCAGTATAAGAAGCAGATGCTTGACTGCCAGAAGAAGCTTGAGAAGCTTGGTCCAGACTCAAGCCCAGAGCGAGAAGAACTGGAACTACAGGTTGCCAAGTTCAACAACTTCCAAATGGCCCGTAAGATTCAGCTAAACTCCGCTTACGGTGCGATTGGAAATGAATACTTCCGCTATTACGATGAAGAGATTGCCGAAGCGATTACACTCTCTGGTCAGCTTTCTATTCGCTGGATTGAAAACAAGATAAACGAGTTCTTGAACAAGATGCTCAAGACGAATCATGATTATGTTGTTGCTAGCGATACAGATTCAATCTACATCAACATGGGTCCACTGGTAAACACTTTGGCAAAGGGTAAGTCAACTGAAGAAATAGTTACTTATCTTGACAAGTGCTGCAAGGAGATTATTGAACCATACATCACGAAGTCCTATGACGAACTTGCTGATTTCATGAATGCATATGCCAACAAGATGTTCATGAAGCGCGAATCAATTGCATCAAAGGGTATCTGGACAGCCAAGAAGAGATACATGCTCCTGGTTCATGACTCAGAAGGTGTTCGCTACACCAAGCCAAAGACCAAGATCATGGGAATCGAAACATCCCGATCATCCACTCCACAGATTGTGCGAGAGGAGTTGAAGAAGTGTATTGACATCATTTTGACCAAGGACAATCCTACTCTTATCAATTACATAGAAAGCTTTCGAAAGAAGTTCCGTAAGCTTGCTCCAGAGGATGTTGCATTCCCTCGTTCGGTCAACGGAGTCAAGGACTATGCAGATTCGTTTACCATCTATAAGAAGGGTACTCCAATCGCGGTCAAGGGAGCACTACTCTTCAACTACTATATTAAGAAGTATGATCTTGAAAAGAAGTATCAGTCGATTCGTGATGCCGACAAAATTAAGTTCTTATATCTTAAGTCTCCCAACCCAGTTGGCGGAATCACAGGCAAGGAGTGTGTAATTTCGTTCATGACTTCTTTGCCGAAAGAGTTTGACTTAAAGAATTACATCGATTATGATACGCAGTTTGAAAAGGCATTCCTAGATCCGCTCAATAACATTGTAAGTGCTATTGGATGGCAAACGGAAGAACGAAATACATTGGAGTCACTATTTGCATAATCTAAACATCAATCAATTTTATTGCTTTCTTCGCAAAGAACATATGTACCAACACCAAGACCATATTGGTGAATTCGATAAGGTAATGGTATTTGGAATCCAATCATGCTCAGGAAGTGCCATGACTTTCCATGTCATGACTGATTATGGTTTGGTAAGAAGTAGAGTTCCAATTCATATGTTATGCTGGAAACAAGATGCACCACCAATGCCTCTTGATTATCTACAGCTATGGGATTGCTTTCATGAAAATGTTTCTGTTGTAGAGTATGATGCTTTGTTTGATACAAGAGCAAAGGTTATTCTCAAAGATAAGTCAGAGCATTGGGGAGAATATGTTATGACATTTGATTGGTATAGGAATTCTTATTCCGATGAACCATCTCAGTATAAATGTCTTCATATGATTGCTTTGGACAATGGCAACTATACCCTACAACCAAATAATAGAGTCTATTGGAAGAATATGTCCTTTGTAACTAAACCTTTCCCTACAAACCCGGATTTCAAGGTTGACAACAAGAGTTGGAGATGCGAAGGAGAAAGTGATCGCTGGATCATTGAAGGACATGACGATAGTTACTATTATGATATCAAGGAGAATAAGTAATGGATTTTTTGAAGGAAATAATTAATGTCTCAGGAAACAAATTCGCAAGTAAAGTCGAGGATGGACTTGATGGATCTGATGTTTGCGGTTATATTGATACTGGGTCTTATACTTTTAATGCTCTGTTGTCTGGTAGTCTATTTGATGGTCTACCTAGTAACAAAATTACCTGTCTGGCTGGTGAATCTGCTACTGGTAAGACTTACTTCAGCATTGGTGTTGTTGCACAATTTCTGGCAGCGAATCCAGAAGGTATCGTTCTTTACTTCGATACGGAACAGGCAGTAACCAGTGACATGTTTACTGAGCGTGGGGTAGATCCCAAGCGGGTTGCCGTGTTCCCTGTAGAGACAGTCGAAGAGTTCCGCCATCAGTGCTTGACAATCGTTGACAAGGTTCTTGCAACAGATGAATCTGAACGCAAACCAATGATGATTGTTCTTGACTCTCTGGGCATGTTGAGCACTTCAAAGGAAATGAACGATGTCGCTGAGGGCAAGAATGTCCGCGACATGACCCGCGCACAAGTAATCAAGGGAACTTTCCGCGTTCTTACGCTGAAGCTTGGCAAGGCCAAGATTCCCATGATTATGACAAACCACACCTACGATGTAGTAGGAGCTTATGTTCCAACTAAGGAACTTGGTGGTGGATCTGGTCTAAAATATGCGGCTTCTACTATCGTAACATTGTCCAAGAAGAAGGACAAGCAGGATGATGAAGTTGTAGGTAATCTAATTACTTGCAAACTTTACAAGAGCCGACTAACCAAGGAGAACAAGATCGTTCAGGTTCAACTGAATTTCGATAGCGGTTTGAACCGTTACTACGGTCTTGTTGACCTTGCCTTGGATTACGGTATCTTCAAGAAGAACTCTACCAAGATTGAACTTCCTGATGGTACTAAGGCGTTTGAGAAGCATATCAACGAAGAACCTGAGAAGTATTTCACTCAGGAGATTCTGAAGCAAATTGATGAGCGAGTTCAGGAGGATTTTAAGTATGGTTAAGAAAGCACTAATCATTGGGGCCAACGGCCAAGACGCATCATATCTCGCAGAACTACTTGTAGGAAAGGGATATGAAGTTCATGGAACCGTTCGAAGAAACTCTGTTCCAGAATCACAGACTACTCGTATCGACCATCTATGGGTTGATGGAAAGATCAAGTTGCATTATGCAGACTTGACAGATCCAATCAGCATCGAAACGAACATTCAGAAGCTGCAACCAGATGAAGTTTACCATCTGGCTGCACAGTCCCATGTTCAAGTTTCATTCGATCTTCCCAAGTATACCTTGGATGTGAATGGTGGTGGTACGCTTGCAGTCCTTGAGGCTGTTCGTAGATTCTCACCACGCTCAAAGGTGTATCATGCTGCTACCTCTGAGATGTTTGGTAACTCTTGTGACGATGACAAGTACCAAAGAGAAACAACGCCTATGACCCCTGTTAGTCCATACGGTTGTGCCAAGCTTTACGCTCACAACCTATGCCACAACTACAGAAACTCATATGGTATGTTTATTTGCTCTGGAATTTTGTTCAATCACGAATCTCCTCGTAGAGGTATCAACTTTGTAACGAATAAGGTAGCACTACAAGCAGCCAAGATCAAGCTTGGAATGGCAAACAACCTAGTTCTAGGAAATCTAAAAGCCAAGCGCGACTGGGGACATGCCAAGGATTATGTTCGCGGTATGTGGAACATGCTTCAGATGCCAAAGCCAGATGATTATGTTCTTGCTACTGGTCATTCATACTCTGTAGAAGATATGGTTGAATATGTCTTTGAGTATCTTGGTATGGATTACAGAATGTATGTGAAGACGGATAAGAAGTATGAGCGACCAGAAGAACTTCACTATCTTCGTGGCGATGCTACAAAGGCAAGAAAGGAAATGGGATGGGAACCGACCATTACCTTCGAAGATATGATGGCAGAGATGGTCGATCACTGGCTAGATAAGTTGCAGAATCCTAAGTTCGAATTTAATATTATCTGAGGTAACTATGAACAATATACTTTTTTGTGATGGTCATGATAATGCCTTCATTGGTTTCATGTGGAGATTTGGTCAAAACGAACCAATCGCAGCATACAGCCAAAAGAAGATCATTGATAATTTGATGGCAGATGGTATGACATTTTATGAGGCACAGGAATACTTTGAGTTCAATATCATCGGAGCCTGGGTTGGCTCTGGAACTCCTTGCTTCATTGAAGACATGTCAATCGAAGAAGCAAAAGAAAGAGCAGAGGAATATGAAGTATAATATTATCGAAAACGATGGGGATGGAAATGCTCATATTGAAATTGCTGAAGGTAGATTTCAGAACATTGCAATTCAATACGGGATTGTAAAGCTAGAAGAAAAGGATAATAATCTTGTTTTAAACTTTGACTATGAAGTAGTTAAGGGTACAATCCTTGAATCTGAAAAGGAAGAATTCAACAATGTTGTTGGCAATCTTCTAGTTCAGTTTCTAGAAGAACAGAACAGCATGATCGGTGATGACTTTGATGGAGAGGTAATTGAACATGATGGAATCAGTTATATTGAAGAATCTGGCGACGAATGAGCAATATGTTCGTAAAGTACATCCATTTCTAAAAGAAGAATATTTCAGCAATAATGTAAACAAGAAGATCTTCACTCTGGTTTCAGAATTTATCACGAAGTACAACAGCCTTCCCACAAGGGAGGCTCTTGATATTAGTCTTGGTAAGCTTGATCTTGTTTCAGAAGACGAGTTTGCAGAATGCTCCAAGTGTGTTGAGGCTTTGTATTCCAACCCAGAGCAAACTGATCTTATATGGCTTATTGAACAGACTGAGAACCATGTAAAGGATAAGGCAGTCTACAATGCTATTATGGATTCTATTCATATTCTCGACGGAAAATCAAAGACACACACAAAGAATGCAATCCCAAGTATTCTTTCTAATGCTCTGTCTGTGTCATTTGACAACCACATTGGTCACGACTATATTGATGATGCTGACAGTCGCTTTGCGTTTTATCATCAGATAGAAAAGCGCATCCCATTTGATCTTGAGTTTTTCAACGCCATCACTGGTGGGGGAGTACCATCAAAGACTCTCAATATCATCATGGCGGGAACTGGCGTAGGTAAGTCTCTATTCCTTTGCCATCATGCTGCCAATTGTCTTGTTCAGAACCTGAATGTTCTGTACATTACTTGTGAAATGGCAGAAGAAAGAATTGCAGAACGAATCGATGCCAACCTTCTTGACATTACCTTGGATAGTCTAAAGGAACTACCAAAAATGTTATACGACAAGAAGATGGAACACCTGAAGAACAAGGTTCATGGCAAGTTGATCATCAAGGAATATCCAACAGCCAGTGCATCAGTTGCCAACTTCAAGCATCTTCTGGATGAACTGAAGATCAAGAAGCGGTTCACTCCCGATGTTATTTTTGTTGACTATATCAACATCTGTGCGTCGGCAAGAATTAAGCATAATGCAAACACAAACAGTTACTTCTACATCAAGTCTGTTGCAGAGGAACTTCGTGGTCTGGCTGTAGAATACAATGTACCAATCTTCTCTGCCACTCAGGTCAATAGAACTGGATTTGCAAACAGCGATTTCGGTCTAGAGGATACCTCAGAATCATTCGGTCTTCCTGCCACAGCAGATTTCTTTGTTGCTCTTATCAGCACAGAAGATCTAGAGCAGACTGGGCAGATTCTAGTTAAGCAGCTAAAGAATCGCTACAACAGCGCAATAGTGAATAAAAAGTTTGTGGTTGGTATTGACCGATCCAAGATGAAGCTGTATGATGTCAAGCGAGATGAGCAAGATGGCTTGGCCGATTCCAATCAGAACAATCCTGATGGATACGGACAAGGTTATGCTCCGCGTGAGATTCCTAAGTTAGTCAAAGTGAGTGATTGGACTATATGAGCGCATACATCGACAAGGTGTTTATCAACATTGCTTCAGAACACTTGAAGAAGTTCAAGTGGAAGAAGGATAATCTTGCCAACTGTCGATGTCCGTTCTGCGGAGACTCCAAGAAGCGTAAGAACATTGCCCGTGGGTATTTCTACCAAAAGGGCAATGATTTCTTTTTCCGTTGCCACAACTGCGGCCATGGAACAAACATGTACAACTTCCTTGAAGCAATCAATCCGTTGCTTGCCAAGGAGTATGCTTTCAAACGATTTACAAGTGGTGAAAATGGAAGATCAAATTATAAAAAACCAAAGCAGGAAGATCTCTTTGTGCCGACTAAGAAGATCACTACATTCGAAGTGCCTAAGAATTGCGTCAATGTTTGTGACCTTGATTTTGCACATCCAATCGTCAAATATCTTGAGAAGAGAAAGATCCCTGACGAATCGTTCTGCTACTTTTATTACGCCGAAGATTTCTCCGAAGTTGCGAAGGGCCTTAGCAGTGACTACGAACTCAAGCGAGAACCAAGACTGGTCATCCCATTCTATGATGACGAGAAACAACTCATCGGAGTCCAGGGTCGCTCGCTTGAGGCAGATTCCAAGATCCGATATATTACTCTCAAGAAGGATTCTGTGGAGAAACTATGGTATGGACTCTGGAGAGTAAATCCAGAACAACCAATCTATATCACAGAAGGACCAATCGACAGCATCTTCCTACCCAACGCTCTTGCCATGGTGGGTGCTGCTGGGGACATGAAGCTTCCTGAGAAGATCGCAAACAGCGAGGTGATCTATGTCTTTGATAATGAGAAACGCAACAAGCAGATTTGTGGCTTCATGGAAACGGTTATTGAGAAGGGCCATAAGATTCTTATTTGGCCAGATGTTAAGGTCAAGGATATTAACGACTATGTTCTTGCGTTTGGTGATCCGATGGCTATGATACGCTCTAATACTCATTCTGGGCTTGAAGCAAAATTAAGGTTTATGAAATGGAAAAACTAAATGTACTGGATAAGGGGTTCGTTCGACTTATCGAAGTGATGGGTTCTGATCTAACTGTAGTAAATGCTGCTAGAGTCTCATTCCACAAGGAATCTTCTTGGGACGGAGAACAGCACCAGACAGGATCAATAACTGGCAAGACACTCCCAGATAAGGATAAGAAACTTATTTCATATCTGGCCAAGCACAAGCATTGGACTCCCTTTGCCCATCCCCAGATCATGCTCCACATCAAGGCTCCTATTTCGATTCGAACCCAACTTTTTAAACATAAGGTTGGATTTGTTGAAAACGAAATTTCTCGTCGGTATGTTACAGAAGAACCAGAAATTTACATTCCAATGTGGCGTTCTAAGCCAACAAATGGGGCCAAGCAGGGGTCAGAAGACTTCCTTACCAATGCAGCCACGCTAGAGGCCGCTGAGGCCATGTACTTTGGGGTGGCTAGCGATGCCCTAAAGACCTACAACTGGCTCCTAGAGGCTGGTATAGCCCCAGAACAGGCTCGTTTTGTGTTGCCCCAGGGTGCATATACCGAATGGTACTGGACGGGATCTTTAGCCGCTTATGCCCGTGTTTTTAAGCAAAGAATCGACCCCCATGCTCAATGGGAAGTTCGGGAATATGCAGATGCCATGGGTGGCCTAATTCAGCCCTATTTCCCAGTCTGCTGGGCCGAACTTACCAAGTAAATATTGACTAAATATTTACCCCGGTTAGAATGCCATAACTTTAAGGATTTTCATATGTCACTACCAACTCCCTATCAGAGTTTTATTCACTCTTCTCGTTATGCTCGTTGGATTAACGATGAAACACGAAGGGAGTCGTGGAATGAAACTGTTGCTCGTTACTTTGACTTTTTCGAAACCCATCTTAAGGAAACTTGCAATTACAAGTTATCTAAGGATCTACGCAAAGAACTTGAAGCGGCTGTTCTGAATTTGGAAGTGATGCCGTCTATGCGCTGCCTCATGACCGCAGGCGAGGCATTGGAGCGCGACCATGTAGCAGGGTATAACTGCTCTTATGTTTCTACGAGCAAGGTTCGCTCGTTTGATGAGATTCTATACATCTTAATGTGCGGTACAGGTGTTGGATTCTCCGTCGAAAGGGATTTCGTTGAAAAACTTCCTACTATTGCTGAAGAATTTACTGATAGCGATACACTCATTGTTGTGGAGGACTCTAAGATTGGTTGGGCCAAGGCTTACAAGGAACTCTTCTCGCTACTCATTGGTGGTCAGATACCGCGATGGGACATTTCAAAAATTCGTCCTGCTGGGGCGAGACTTAAAACCTTTGGTGGACGAGCATCAGGACCTGAACCTCTGGAAGACCTTTTCCGATTTACCATTGAAACCTTCCGCAAAGCGGCTGGTAGAAAACTCACTACGGTCGAATGCCATGATATCGTATGCAAAATTGCTGAAATCGTAGTTGTCGGCGGCGTTCGGCGGTCTGCTCTCATCTCTCTATCATCTCTTGATGATGATCGTATGCGTAATGCAAAGAGTGGGGCATGGTGGGAGAACAATAGTCAACGCGCACTTGCAAACAACTCCGCGTCATATAAGAGCAAGCCAGACATAGAAACTTTCATGGAAGAATGGATTTCTTTAGTCAAGAGTAAGAGTGGTGAGCGTGGTATCTTCAATCGTCAGGCCGCAAAGAATCAAACCAAGCGTCTTGGTGATCGTCGTAATCCAAACTATGACTTCGGAACCAATCCATGCTCAGAAATTATTTTGCGTGATCGTGAGTTCTGCAATCTATCTGAAGTCGTTGTTCGTGCCGACGATACTCCAGATACTCTTGCTCGTAAGGTTCGTCTTGCAACCATTCTTGGTACATTCCAATCAACTCTTACAAAGTTCCGCTACCTTTCAAGCGATTGGCAGAAGAACTGTGAAGAAGAGCGTCTGCTTGGTGTATCTTTAACTGGTATCATGGATAATGAAATAACCAATGGTCGTGCTGGTGATCTACCCGATCTACTTGAGCATCTACGCCATGTTGCTGTAGATACCAACAAGGAATTTGCACATAAGCTCAAGATCAATCAATCGGCGGCAATTACTTGCGTCAAGCCAAGCGGTACGGTTAGCCAACTGGTAGATGCTGCTTCGGGTATTCATGCTCGTCACGCTAGCTATTATATTCGTCGTGTTCGTGTTGACTGTAAGGATCCAATCTGCCAGTTTATGATTGACAAGGGATTCCCGGCTGAACCATGCGTCATGAAGCCAAACCACACCATGGTCTTCTCATTCCCCACGAAAGCTCCTGAGCATTGCATCACTCGTAATGACATGACTGCTCTTGAGCAGTTGGAACTTTGGCTCACCTATCAGCAATACTGGTGCGAACACAAGCCAAGCGTTACCATTACTGTTCGTGACGAAGAGTGGATGGAAGTTGGAGCCTGGGTCTATAAGCACTTCGATGAGATCAGCGGTATTTCTTTCCTTCCACACTCAGACCACACCTATCGTCAGGCTCCTTACGAAGACTGCACCAGAGAGCAGTATGAAACCATGCTTGCCAAGCTTCCAAAGGATGTCGATTGGAGTGAATTGTCCAAGTATGAGAAGGAAGATAACACCACAGGAACCCAGTCTTTTAGCTGCACGGCTGGGGCATGTGAATTAGTCGATCTTACTAAATAAGATATGGACCATAGGCTTAATCTTATAAAAATATTATTAGAAAGAGCTAAAGCTAGAACTGAAGTATCTAGAAATAATAGCTATTCTACAAAATTGAATAATATGAGAGGCAAGCTTTTAGCTTATGCTGTTGGTCATTATACAGATTCACTTGAAGGGGTTAATTTTCATACAACAGATAACGAACCTGATGTTGTGCTTAATGATGATAGTACAGTTGAAGTAAAAAGCGTAACGGCTGGAAGCAGAGCACCTAAAGGGGTTCATTATAATTCTCCAACACATCACGCTCTTTTGTCGGGAGTTGATCCATCTAAACTTAAAAGAGGAAGAACTTATAAAGGAGAAGATTTAAAAGAAATAGGATTAGATCCAAGAACCGTTGAACAATTGTCTTTTAACAGAAGAGGTAATGCGATAAGAATCAGAACTCACGAAAGAGATAAGCCCCATATAGAAGATATAATTGGTAAAAGAGATTTTCATGTCATTGGTGGATTTGAAAGAGTATTTGTTGCTGAACCAGATGCTAAAACAGCAAAGGGGTTGAGGGATCTAGAAACATCATTTTATGCTACTGACGCTTCTAGAGGAAGAACAGCGGCTAAAAGATATAGAGAATATACTTCTGGTGGTCCTTCCACATCAATTGGAATAAGTTTTGGATCAAAATACGAAAAAGAAACACCAGAAAATCATAAAGCCAGGATACAACAGGCAGAACAAAAAGCAAACGATAATGCTGTTAAAATGTGGAAAAAAGGAAGCTTTGATCATGCAATGGCAACTG